TCGCGAGGACCGAGACGATCGCCGCAATGAACCAAGCCGATCTTGAGTCGGTTAGCCAAACGGGGCTTGAGGACCAACTCCTTAAACACTGGCTAACGGCGGGAGATGAAAGAGTTAGAGAATCTCATCAACTTGCTGGTCAAGCTTACCTAGATGGGATTGAGATGGACGAGAACTTTAAGGTTGGGGCGGATCAGATGTCGGCGCCGGGGGATGGAAAGTTGGCGGAGGAGAACATCAACTGCCGCTGCACCCTTTATTATACGGAGAAGACAGAGGGATAGATTATGGCATTGCCTGGGATCACCGCATTTGGAACTCCGAATACTTCGGATTCGCTAATTGTTCCGATCACCTTATTCACGGCTTCTGGGTCGCCGACGGGATACGTGGTGACTGAAGATGGGAGTACTGTTCCAGAGGTCGATGATTCAAGGTGGTCGGCGAGTCCTCCCACGGAGATTGTTTGCGTGGGAGAGGGCAGGCACAATTTCTTCCCCTGGGCCAAGAACGCGAGCGGGGTGTCGAGCCAATTTGAGGCGAACAGTTACGGAAGCTACTGCTACATAACTTTGCCCCCGTTTGAGTCGGGAACTTATTTGAAGTTTGACGAAAAGGCAGGTATCACAAAAATCTATCTTCCAGACGGGGTGTTCTGGGGTTACGCTGAGTTCAACGATAATGCCACAAGGATCTATCTCTCTAATGGAACGCCGTGGGGTTATTTGGAATTTGATGAACAAACCAATGCCACAAGAATCTATCTTGCCGATGAAACGCTCTGGGGATATTTTAAATTTGGCGAGGCTTCCGATGTTGCAAAAATATACCTTCCTGACGGAACGCTTTGGGGCGAAGCCAGATATAATAGTGAATCGGATCAAACTGATATCTATCAATATTAGGAGACCTGGATGAGGATCGTTGGAATTGGAGGAGCCGTCATCAAGACCGCGTGGGAAGAGATTAAGGAGGTTGCTCGAAGAGGGTGGATCGACGTGCTGATTCATAACGGAGGTTCCTTGTTTCACGACTTTCAGCGAGCAACGGATTCGAGTTTGGGAGATGAACACTCCTATCCGCTTTCCCAACTGATGGAAGATTATTCCGTGAACGAATCAGCATCAAAAATGGTTTGGTCATGGCTCAGAGGAGAAGCCAAGGCGCCGAAAGAATCCCTCACTCGAATATGTGAAGATCGAGAAACAGATGTTTTAATGTTCACTGTTCCTGGAGCGGACTTCTGGCACTTGTTTGATAGAGGCTGGGAGCTTTTAGGCAGCCGAATGTCGGAAGACTTCTTCGTACTTTGCAATCGAATGCAAGATCCGTTTCACTTTATTTGCATGGGGTCGGCGGTTATTATGCCCGAAGTTTTTATGAAAGCGTTGGCTGTGGTTAAGCCAGAAGATTTTAGAGCGGACGTTGTAGATTTCTTTGATGCATATCGGCCCAGGACCAGGGTTGCTAAGTATGGAAAATATTATCAGATGGAGCACAGGGAATTTTTGACGGAGATTTTGAAGAGAAATTTTTGGTCTTTCTAACTTTGATAAGGAGGCAGAGAAATGGAGAAGGAATATAAGGTCTTTGAAGCCGAGGTCAAGGAATCAAGCGAGAAGGATCTAACCGTCGTCCACTTCATATCGACCGAGCGGCGGGATCGCGGGCGGGATATCCTTTACGCCAACGGAATGAAGATGGAGGGGCGGCCGGTGGTCTTGTTTCAGCACGGGTTCAATGACGCGATAGGTTCGGAGCCGATCGCCAAGCCGCTGTGGATCAAGCCCGGAGAATTTAAGAATCGGAAGGGCATTCAGGCTAAGACGCAGTTTTACCCCGACGATCTTGGCAAGCGCTTGTGGCAGAAGACCGTTGAAGGCTACATGCCGAACTGGTCAGTTGGGTGGCGTCCGCTTCGGCACGAGTTTAAGACCGAGAAGGACGGCGTTGAGATCCGGCACGTTTACGAGTGGGAGCTGCTGGAGTATTCCTTGGTCTCCGTGCCGATGCAGCCGGATGCTCAGACCTTGCCTGGGAAGGAGGTCGAGCAAATTTATATTAAGATGCTTCCGGAGTTGGAAGAGAAGCGCGGAGAACTAATCGCGTGGAAGAGGGACGATGACGCGTGGGAAGAGAAGCCTTACCCCAACGAGCACGCCTGCCGCCTCGAGGATCCTGGAAAGTATATCCGGATACGGAGGGAGAACGACAAGTTTGGCGCCGGCATACACGCCATCTGGGGAGTGCAGGCGGGGAGCAAGCCGGTGGAACTTCAGGCGATCCGATTTTCTTTGAGCAAGTTCACCGCGGCCGAGGCTCGGGCGTGGCTGAAGAGCCACGATTACAAGTGCAAGATGTTTGAGCCGGCGACTGGGAAGTGTGAGGCGTGCGGCGGAGACACGGTTTGGAAGTGGACGGACTTTGTGAAAGATGAAGGCGCGTATATTTGTGAAACCTGTCTCAAGGAAAAAGACGAATTAGATTTGGATAAAAAATTTAAGGAAGACTTCCTCGCTCAAGGGACGATGCTGAAATCCGCATTAGATGGGGTGGAGGAGCTTCGAACTTTATTTAAGTCGATGGGAGAACAGATCGGCGACCTCTCCGCTCGACTCTCCGCATTATCGGAGGCGGAGGAGAAGAGAGCGAAAGAGGCCGAGCGCCAACCATCCGAGCCAAGGACCGTGACGATCGTGAATGCCGAAGAGCAGCGGAAAGAGGTCTCAAAACAGATCACGGATGCTCTCTCCAGCACGATTGGCAAGGTCATCAAGGAAACGGTCAAGGAAGAATTTGACCGCGTCCGCGGAAAGGTAAAATAACTGTTTTAAAAAATCTGAGAAGGAGGTAGCAAAAACATGGATCTTCAACTAACAGAAAAAGAAGGCAAGTTCACCTTAGATACGGCGGCCTTAGAAAAGGCCATCAAGGAAGGAACGATCGAGGCCGTTCGGGGTGAGATCAAGGTTGCTCTGGAAGCGGAAAAGAAAGCAATCTTTGACGTTGTAGATGGTCCCTTGTGGGAGAAAGAAGGCAAGTCCATCGTTGACACCAGATTCTTTAGCAAGAGTTTTGGTGGGTCAAGAACGGGAGACCCCATCTTAGACGGCAAGGAGTTGGCCATGAGGCTGGCGAGTTCGGGCGGACCTTTTCTCAGGCTCTCTCCAGCGATGGAGAAGTTTGCCGAATGCGTGAAGTTGGGATTTGACCCCAACAAACTTATTCTGAAAAGCATCAACATTTCAGATTATAACAAGGAGGTTGCTGATTGGAATAAAAAGGATACCGCGGCTGGTCTGACGACCACCGACGTTGGCGCTCTCGTGCCGATCGAATTCCTGGCCACGGTCATCGAGTTCGCGACTGCTCAGAGCATGATCCTTCCAAAACTTTGGAGAATCCCGATGGGCAGCCTTTCGATGAGAATCCCAACCTTGGCTCAGGCGGCTGGATCGTACTTCGGCGGGATTGTCCTCTATCACCCGGAAGAAGCATCGACGAAGGACAAAACGAAGCCTGAATTTAGCTACAAAACCTTTACGGCTAAGAAGTTGATTGGCCTCATCCCAATGTCGGATGAGGTGGTTATGGACAGCGCCATCAACCTCATCAACTATATCACCGGCCTCTTCGTCAGAGCATTTCAGTACACGACCGAGGGGGAAGTGGTTGCTGGAACCGGGTTGAATGGCCAGATGCTCGGAATTTTGAGCGATCCAGGAATTAATCTGGTGCCAAGGCAGGTCGTAGGAACCGTGAGGAGAGATGACGTGATCAACCTCGAGTCCGCTCTTGATGAGAATTTTCAGGACCTAACCTACCTCATCAGGAGGCTCACTTTGAACACGCTCAGAAAAGAGAAGACCACGACTGGGGCGCCGGTTTATTTTGAATCTACTGTCGATGGCTTAGGCCGCCCCGCTCCAGGTCAGCTCAACGGATATCCCTTCATCAAGTCTCGGAACATTCCCGCTCTCGGGGTGCAGGGAGACATTACTCTTGGCGATCTTAGCTACTACATCTGGGCGCTTCGCCAAGACATGACCAT